TATGTACCAGAAAGACATAAAAAACAATATAGAATGATGAAAGCTACTGACCCGAATTACAGAATAGGTGAAACTGCTTTCACTACGATAACTATAAATAAAGATTATAGAACCTCATACCACTATGATGCGGGAGATTATGAAAAAGGTTTTGGCAATTTAGTAGCGTATTGTCGTGACATTAAACCGATGCACTTAGTTTTACCAAGGTATGGAGTAGGGGTAGACCTCAAAACGAATGATCTTTTATTACTTAATGTTCATGAGTTACATGGTAATACTGAGTTTATACCTGATGGGCCTGACCCTGTTAGACTTTCTTTCGTGATGTATTATCGTAAAAATATGTGGAAATGTTTACCGCCGAAAGAAGAGTTGAAAAGAATACAGGCTAATCAGAGATTAGTTGCTCAAAAATATTTAAGAGGTGAATAATGCCGTTTTCTTATTGTGATTTAAATAATGTTGAAGAAGTAAAAAAATTAAAAAGTAATATGGATTTTAGAAAACCTATATATAGAAGAGAAGTTTTTATGAGGTTTTATGAATTTCACTTAAAATATAAAAGCCATCCGGGATGTGTTTATTATTTGTTTCCAAATTTAATAGAAAAAATGAAATTAAATACAGAACAAAAATTTTGGTTAGCATATATAAATGGTGTTACTCAAAACATGTGTACAACATATGTTATTTTTAGAAATTTTCCTGATTATAAAAATATTGATTTAGAAAAATTGACAAGGTGGCATAAAAACAACTGGAGGAAGTTAGATTATGATACTGACAGAAGGTACCAGAAAGGTCATTTAATAAAAATGATTTTAAATTATAAAAATGTTGTGGGTGATAATCAATATAAATATTTTAAAAATAAAACTTTTGAACAAATTTGGGAAAATGTTTATAATGATTTCTATATGTTTGGAAGGTTAAGCACCTTTAGTTACCTGGAGTATTTGAAAATAATAGGTCTTGATATAGTTCCTGGGCATTTATACTTAAATGATTATACGGGAAGCATGAGTCATAGGAACGGGCTACTTAAAGTAATGGGGAGAGATGATTTAGATCAGCATAAAAGTAATTTGAATTGGGATAATAAAATAAAATTACACACAAGTGAAGTAATAGAGCAGTGTAAAAAGTTCGGGGAAAGCTTATTGAAGGAATCAAAATTAAGATTTGAAAGTAAAAAATTTTATGAAGATGTTAATTATTTTACAATTGAATCAACATTATGTACATATAAATCTTGGTACAGAAAAAATAGAAGATACCCTAATGTTTACAATGATATGTTTTATAACAGAATTAAAAAAGCTGAAAAAATTTGGGGTAATAAATTTGATATATTTTGGGATATTAGGAAAAAAAACTTGCCTAAACAACTTAGGTTGGAAAACAACATAAATGATCCAGGTCTTTCGAAAGTGAAACAAAACTATTTTAGAAAAACTGGGGAAGTGCTGATGATGGATTTAGAATGGGATTGTTTTGAAAATAATTTTAATAAAAAAATACAGGAGACTATATTATGTTTCGCGTGAATTTAATAGGCGGTGTACCAGCTACTGGGAAAACAACCATAATGAAGGAAATAAAAAAACAATTACAAGTTGATAGTTTTTTTGAAAAAGGCATATTAAAGGGTTATACTGATAAGAAAAAAGATAATTATATTTTTGGAGTATATAATAATGAATTATTTGAGGGTACTGATAAATTAAGCATGGCCGTACAACCTAAAGCAATAGAGTTCATAAAAGAAAAAAAATTCCAATCAATTTTTATTGAAGGAGATAGACTTTTTAAACCTAGCTTTATAAATGAAATTAAAAAAATAGTTGATTTGAATATATATATATTGCAAGTTGATAATCAAAATATAGAAAACAGGCACATATTAAGAGGCGACGAACAATCAGAAAGCTGGTTAAGAGCTAAAAAAACTACTGTAGATAATATAAAAAACAATCACCCAGTACATCTATTGATTAATAATAATAAAACTCATATAATAGAAAATATAGAGTATATAATTAGAAATGGCAAAAGTAAAATAAAAAACCCTCTCCAAAAAAGTTTATTTTAAAACAATCATAAATAAAACTTTTATTTATTGCCATTTGGTTTTAACATTATATGTGAATAATAAAAAAATAAGGAGTTTTAGAATGGATTTATTAAAAACTGTGAATAGGTTTTGTGATTATAATGAATTTTTACCTGCTGAGCTTTATACTATCGGCTTAGGTCAAGTAATCGTCAGGTATGAAACGAATCAGAATAAAGAGTTTAATTCTTTTGTGTTAAAATTAGATGAAATGTCATATTTACATATTTTGAGTTATAGTATCATATCTTATGATGATTTTACGATAAGAATTAAAAAGGCGGATAGATAAATGACTATAAAGCAAGTAGAAACTAAAGTGAATGAATTAAATAATATAAGAGGGTTTGAGAAAGAAGTATATTCTCTTGACGAAACAGGTAAATTCAAAGCCAACCCAAATGTGTTTTATATTGATAAATCGTATGGGGGTTATAGTCTAAACCAAGTTGCTAAGAACGGAAAAGGTTCACATGCTAGAACGCTGAGGTCGACTAAAAAAGAATTATACGAGTATGTCCGCTACATAATAGAAGGGTATTATATGGCTCAAAGAGATAATTCTATACATAGATAAAAATTGCCCTCTAAAATAAAATTAACCGAGTTTAAATGTCAAATTAAAAAGGTTTTTATTCCGTGAGGGCAAAAAATTAAGTTTTAATAAATATGTTATATTGTGAATAAAAAATAAAATTAGGAGATTTTATGAATATATTTGTATTAAGTGAAAACCCTTTAAAAGCAGCTGCAATGCAACATGATAAGCATGTAGTGAAAATGATATTAGAATCAGCTCAAATGTTATGTAGCGCCTTTGAGCCTGAACATAAACCACCTTACAAAAGAGCGTTTTACAACCACCCTTGTACAATATGGGCTAGGCAAAGTGCTAAAAATTATAACTGGTTACTAATTCACGCAGTGGCGTTAGCAACTGAATACACTTACAGGTATAATAAAACGCATGCGTCAGTGAAAGTGATATCATGGTGCTGGAATAATTATGAGAATTTAATAAAATTCCCTAAAAAAGCGAAAACCAAAAGACCCTTGGCTATGCCTGATCAATATAAAACTAATGACGCTGTGGAGTCATATATAAATTATTATCTAGGGGAAAAGCTAAATAACGCTAAATGGACTAGAAGAAAAAAACCAGATATATTTGATGTATAAATAAACCCTTAATAAACCCTTTACTTTTAGAATATTCTTTTTTAAGTTTAGTTGTGAATAATAATTACTTAATAAAAAATAGGAGTTCTAAGATGAGTCAATTAAGAGGTAGTTTACATAATAGGTTGATGGAGGGTGGGGTTTATTCTATAGATTCAAAAGTAAAAGTAGGCACACCATCGACAATAACTGGTTATACTGACAGAAACCCAGCTACTGTTGTTAAGATTGAAGAAAAAAAGAACTACAATCTAATCTATGTGCAATTAGATGACTATACTGCAATACATAAAGACATACACGCTGAAAGTCAAAAATGGGAATACAAGAGAAACACTAACAACCCTGTTAAGATGTTTAAAGAAAAGTTAGTTACTGTTACAAGGGAGAGAAAGACCTACTCTGTTTCATTTACTAATAAAAAAACTAATGAGATTTGCAAGTTTCAACAGATAGGTAATAATGATATTGATTATTCTTCAAAGGGATGTAAAACAAGAGAGGAATTTCTAAAGGAATGGACTTGGGTAGATGGTAGTTTTAAAAGAGTTGGAACTATTATAGATAATGTTGAGAGAATACAATATACTCCAGTAGTAAGAAGTAGAACAACTAACAGATTAGTCAAAGGATGTGATGGAGTCATTATGGGTCGTAGAGAAAAATACTATGATATTAGTTTCTAGTTAATAACTACATAAACCTAAAAAGCCTCAATTAATTTTGGGGCTTTTGTGTATTTTATAAAATATCATTTTATTTATAAATTAAACCCTAACTAGATATAAGAAAAATATGAAAGTGAATAGAAAAAAAGAAGGTATAGCGATAACAACTGAATTGGTTGGTATTAAAAATTTAAAGATGACTGGTAATTATAGATTAGAATTTGACGTGTTTGAAATAGATAGTCCTAAGGTAGCCGAACTTATAATGAAACTGAATAAAGCGTTCATGATGGCGCTTGTAGAGGTTGATTAATGGTTGATAAACAAACGGACAACAAACGCAAGGACGGTAAGTTTAAAAAAGGTAATAAAATTGGTAATAGGTGGAAAAAAGGTGAATCAGGTAACCCTGATGGTAGAAGAAATGCTTATACTGATTTAATAAAAGATTTTAGCTTTAAAAAAAGCGGTGATAGGGAAAGAAGGGAGGTTATAGTAGCTAAGTTGTTTTCATTAGCTGAAAGAGGTGATTTAAGGGCTATGCAGTTTATTATAGAAAGGTTGGAAGGTAAAGCATTAGAAAGACAGGAAAGAACAAATAAATCTGAACCTATACAAGTGATGGTGATTGACGATGATTAAATACGAGTTTTTAATAAATGATAATAATAAAAAAATAAAATTTAAAATAAATAAAAAGATTGAAGAGTTTAAATTTAATTCTGATTCTAGTTATTTGGATAAAATTCTATACAAAACAAAAAAACAGCAAACTTTTTTTGATGGACCTTTTTCTATTAAAATGAAATGCTATGAGAATATTAAAAAAAACATAGAAGGTAAGTATAAAACTTTCTTTGATCTTTATGGTGGTATAGGTATCACTGCTAAATTGTTTGAATTAGATGAAAAAAATACATATGTAAATGATTATGATGTCGAGTGCTATAATATATTAAATAATAATTTTTTAAGCAAAAATGTATATAATGAAGATGCTTTTAAAATGGTTTATGAAAATAAATTTGATTTAGTTTTAGCAGATTTTAATGACTTAACAATTAAAAGAATAAAAGGTAAATACAAAAAAGTATTAGAAGATATATTTAATAATTCTAATAAGTATGTTATTCTTAATGATTGCTCTATATATCATTTGAAATTTGGAATAGATAAGTATACGATTTATGAAAAAATGATGGGGATTGATATAGAAAAAACAAGAATTGGGTTTTTTAATTCATTGAAAAAGTATTATAAAAAAATATTCCCAAAATGGTCAATGGTTCAAGTCGAGTATAGTAATGATAGTTCTTTTATATTGTTTGAAAAAACTGAAGTATATTCTAAATTAAAAATCAATAAAAACAATAAAGAACAATTAATTAAATCAAAACCAGTTTACATTACATACGAGCATAAGTTATAATGATTAACTGGAATGTGAATAACACTAGAAAAGAAATCCTGAATGACCCTTCTAGGTTTAAAGTGATAGTCGCTGGTAGAAGGTGGGGCAAGACTGTTTTGAGCCTTATGTACTTATTGAAAGATTCATTTCAACCAGGAGAACGCAGGTGGTATATAACACCAACTTACAGGCAAGGAAAAATGATAGTGTTTCCTATACTCAGGCAAATGTTTAATGGGTTCGTTGGGGCTAAATTAAACGAGTCTGAAATGAGCGTTATGTTTGAAAACGGAGCAGAATTATCAGTAAAGGGTGCAGATAACGAAAACAATTTAAGAGGTGTCGCATTAACAAAAGTTGTAATGGATGAAATGGCTTATATAAAACCAAACGTATGGGAAGAAATTGTATACCCTATGTTAGCAACTACCCAAGGA